TCTTGACATTTTTGTTCTCTGCGTGTATAATATGTGTATAAATTTTTGGAGAAGATTATGCTATATGTAAGTGGTGCGTATGGACGTAGATACTTTGGCCCAAAAGATGCAAAAGCAGATTGGGATGCCGGTAAAGACTTTCTTATGTACGAAGGCGGGTACATAAACAAATCAGACTGGCAGAAATACGCTCGCCTTGATTTAGTATACTTTCAATCTGTCAGTCCTTCTGGAGACATCTTTTCTTGTTGGTTAGAAAAAGATGCCCCACTATAAAAAGTACATCGAAAATAAATGGTTTATAGTTCCTCATTGTAGAAACTATCAATGGTATTGGGGGTACCGAAAAGTAAGAATGGAAAAACTTCCACATTGGGAGAAGCAAAAACTTATAGAGAGAAATGCAAATGTTGAAAAGACAAACAATACCTGAAGTACTATTTCACACTCGAGTTCATAGTATGGTGGACGGAAAGTACCACTGGAAAGATGTAAGTACTTGGGATATTTTCGCAGGTAGAAAAATTCTTTTGTTCTCCCTGCCGGGCGCTTTCACGCCAACTTGCTCTACCTATCAACTGCCTGACTTTGAAAAAATGGCCCCAGAGTTCTATGCAAAAGGTATTCATGCAATTTACTGTATCTCAGTAAACGATACATTCGTAATGAATGCATGGGCAATGGCAAACGATTTAAAAGAAGTAAAAGTAATTCCTGACGGGTCGGGTATCTTTACTCACAAGATGGGAATGCTAGTATCAAAAGACAATCTTGGATTTGGACAAAGGTCCTGGCGGTATGCCGCATTAGTAAAAAACAAGGAGATTTTACATTCTTGGGTAGAACCTGGAATGGAGCCAAACGCAAAAGATGATCCTTATGGAGAAACCTCACCTCAAAATATATTAGGAGATTTAGATGAGTTACAGTTTTAATAAAAGTCCGGACTACAACAGTTCTGATAAAATCAATGTAGATATTCGAATTGAAGAAGATGACGTAAGTATAGAAACTATGTTTACTCAATTTAATATGTTTCTTCTTGCTTCTGGGTACTCTCAAGCGGATATTGACAAGCATATCTGGAATCTTGCAGATAAGATAGAAGATGAAGTAACAATCAAAGTTCCGCCGAAGTATAGCTACTCTGACTTATAATGTATCATTTAGTGTATGATGATGACCAGATACATGGCATATATACTTGTGCTCATTACGCAGACTGTGCCTGTAGGTTTATCAAATCAAAAGATATTCCAAGTCCAAATCTTACCATTCGACAGTTGCATATGAATGAGGTAGATGGAGTAGATGTGGAGATAATATCAAAACTTCTAATGCTTAAACCAAGAGCCGAATGAGGCTCTTTTTTTATGATATGAAAAGCAAAAATATTTCTTGACAAAATTGTTACAAAAATGTTACAATTTTATTACAAAATGGTATTTTCCATTTTGAACTTTTAGTAAATTTGTCGTGATGACAACAGATTCGTCGGGATGACGATAGGAGAAAACGTATGAAATATATGATTGCAGCACTATGTTTAGTGTTTGTGGGGGCAGCATACGCAGACGAACAATCAGTAGTTGTTCGAGATAAAAACAATAATTATTATCTAGTAACGTATGATTGTGATAAAGTAGCAAAAAGTGCCAGGGTTAGGAACGTATCAGTAGGAGAACCTATTCTTATTCTAGACAAGCACTACCGAAAAAGGCAGTGCACTATCACAGATGTAAAAACTTTCGCATAACAAAAAGGGGCTTATCGCCCCTTTATCAGTTTTAGTAAAAGTGTTCCGGATTTAGTATGATAGGTATAAGATTCGGTGGACTATAGCCCGGGCCTTTCATTACTTTTCCATCTTCTCGATGTATAGGCTTACCATCCTGTCCCAGTTTGCTCATGTTACTACGATGAACCTCTGTATAACAAGTATCAAGATCAATCCCAAATGCATGACCGGCTCCGTAAGTAACGTACAGAATGTCTGTAAGTGCATCTGCGATCTCGACCAAGTTCTCTTTATTAAGTGCATCCAGTAACTCCTCCAACTCCTCGCGTATAAGTTCGTACCGCAGGTTTCTTGTTTTCTCTTCTGGTAATGTAGCTCGTGTATGTACATCTTGACCAAATGCCCTCATGAAATCTCTAGCTTTTTCGAAGTTTGTTGCCATTTACTCTCTTTCTCTCCCTAACTAATGCAGCACGCTTTGCTTTTGCTTTTGTTTCTGAAGGTTTTTCATAGTATCTACGTTCTTTATACTCAAAAACTCTTTCTGAGTACAAACGCTTGAAAACTCGCAGTGCTGCTTCAACATTATTATTTCTTACTCTAACTGTCATTTAATACCGCTTTTTTACGTTCAGCAGGAGGCAGTCCCCAGACTGTTCTTGCTTCCGCCTTGTGTCCTGCCTTGTCTACAACAAGCATTACACGCTTTCCTTTTATCCAAGCATCTACTTGGTTAAGTAGACGTTTCATGCCTTTACTAGTACGTGCTTTAGTATGCTTACGTTCGCCTTTGCTAGTGTAACCACCTTTACCCATACGCTTCTTCTTGCTCATAGTGCTCCCCTCTTTATAAAAGCATCATATTTAATATCTAAAAATTTTCCATAATCTGTAGTAATGTAGTGAGTGCTATTTCTCCACATTTCTACAAGTTCTGTATCAAAAAGAGTTAAAAACTCATCAAAGCTCATTCAGTAATTCCTAAAAAGAGGCAAGTAATTAAAAATATTGCGCTGATAACAAATGCTGTATCAATTATTAGTTCCATGTTTAAAATACCAACCTCTCTTTTTAAGGTAATAAACTTGTGATGTTATTGACTGTAGTGTTCGCTGTGGTAGTAGCTCCAGGAGCTTTTCTTTATCGACTGTATAGTAATTGTCTCTTAGTAAGATACGTTCTTGCACTGACCACGGTTTTTTAACATACTTTTTCATAGTTCTTATTATACGAGAAAATGACCTGGAAGTCAAGAGATATTTTTTACCTCGCTTCCAAAAAGTTCTTGACATTTTTGGTATCTTTTGATATAATATTCGCTATGAGATAGTTCCATTCCGAACTAAGTTACGGAGAAAAAATTGGCTACAACGGCTGAAATTGCAGTATTTGTGTTTTGCCTTATAGGGTGTGGCTACCATTGCTGGGCCCTAGGTAAACGTGAAGGAATAGAAGGAACTGTTCAGTACTTAATTGATACTGGTGTGCTCACAGTAGAGGACGAAGTAGAAAGTTAGTATAAAAACCTTTTGATTCGATGAAGTAACGAATTGACGGATGGACACGGGTTTGAATCCCGTCGCCTCCACCATAAGCGGTCTCGCAATCTTACATGGGTCTAGTGTTGGGTTGTACTTGGAGATAGACTCCCAAGTTTTAGAGTCTGCTTTTGATGGGGGCGTTTTGAATTCGACAGACGGACAAGGACATTATGGAGAATCGGTGCGGAAGCTACCTTAACGCAACAACCTTAATAAATGCCAACGACGACATTTATACTACTGCTATCGCTGCTTAATAGTTGACGAAAAGCGGGGTTCGGGGAGCCTGGCAACAGAATTCCCCATGTCTTTAGGAACCCCTATGAAACTATTAGCATTAGCTAGTTTACTTCTTACCCTTTCCTTTACTACAAGTGCTCAAGAAGCAGGAATGATCGAATTTGATGTTCCTCCAGGGCCTCTTGCGGGCAAAGCACACTGGTACGCTCTTCGGACAATGAAAGGGATAGAATATTGGGACAAACCAGCAGTTTTAAGTGATATTACAGAAAATGAGGATGGTACTTACTCTGTTTCAGGAGAACCTCCTATAAGTATTGCTTTAGTATTACACCCTCTTTGGGGAGACAGCAAAGACCCTTGGAGAGTAGCCCTAGATTGGATTCGACAAGCCGAACAACTATTCCGAAATAGTGGAGTACCTCTTCGATTTGTAGTAGAACATATAGAAACGAACGAAGATTTCCCAGATAGTAAAAGAAGTGCACATGATTGGCTAGAAGGAGAAAGAACCCGCTTAGTTAACACTCATGGTGTAGATATGGTTGTAGGACTTGCATATCATTTTTTTGGAGATCCTCTCTGCGGGGTCGCAACAATGGGAAGATACGATATTTATTACCCAGGAATTGTTTCTGTTTCAGGATGCGATGTAAAAACATTAGCTCATGAGATGGGACATAATTTCGGATTAAATCACGATTTTAAAACTGAAGAAAGAGGAAATACAGGATACTGTATTGTCGGAGAGTCGGGGTCAAGTGAAACTTGTTCTAAAGGAACAATTATGGCTTACTCTCAAACAAGAGTACCCTTTTTCTCTAGTACTGCACATACATATAAAAAAGACCTTTTAGGAATAGAAGGTAAAGATGCAGTAGCTTATTTAAATAAAGTAAAAACAGGAAGAGCTTTGTCTTATGAACTAAGAGCAGAGTATGATTCCTACTTAATACAACCAGACGAAATAGTCTCTTGTGAAGCTGTAATTACAGACTAGTCGTGAGACTATAACTCGTCGAGATGACGATAGGAGATACAATGAAAAATCAAAAATCACAGTTATTTCGCCCACTTAATACTATTGGAATCTATTTTCTAACAGTATGGGTTGGAGCGGGGATGTACTTCTCGCTAGCAGGAATGTAAATGAATAGAGATGCCGTTTACCAACAATTGATGATTGATGAAGGAGTGGAGTATAAAATTTATCAAGACCACTTAGGCTACTTAACTTTTGGAATCGGACACCTAATACAGGACTGTGACATTGAATCAGGACAATCATTAGGAAGTCCTGTTAGTGAGGAACGAGTTCGAGAAGTTTTTGAAAAAGACCTTAACCTTGCCATTGCTGAGTGTAGTGCTTTATATGGACAAGGAACTTTTGATCGATTACCTGGAGAAGTCCAAGAAATCTTAGTTAACATGATGTTCAATATGGGACGCACTCGACTTTCTAAGTTTAAAAAATTCAATGCAGCAATTGCAGACAAGGACTGGGCAACGGCAGCTATAGAAGGCCGGGACAGTCTTTGGTATCGGCAAGTAACAAATCGCGCTGAAAGATTGATGGTACGACTAGAAAATATTGCTTGACATAACAAGTTGTTTGTAGTATAATATATGCTTCTGTTAGGAGTATACCATGAACCTTTTTTATCTTGATGAAAATTTAGACAAGTGCGCAGAAGCTCATGTCGATAAACACATTGTAAAAATGCCCTTGGAAGTTGCTCAGATATGTTGCACAACTATCTGGATTGACCTAATCCTGGGATTTGTTCCTCGTGCGCTTACGAAGGAAGAGACAGCTATTTTGAATGAAGCAAAAGCTCCAGAAAAGCCTCTCAAGCCGGAAGAGCGCACTATCACTCCTTACTTACCTATGATGTATAATCACCCATGTACTATATGGGCACGAAGTTCGCTCGATAATTACGAGTGGACTCATTGTTATGGAAACGCACTTGGAGAAGAATATCGTTATCGGTATGGAAAACAACACAAATCAGTTACAGTCATCAACCAACTACCGGAGCCTCTCAAAATGGAGAGACTTGGATTTACCACTTTCGGACTGGCAATGCCGGACGTGCTCAAAGACTATGATAATCCTATACAGTCTTATCGTGACTATTATCATCTCGACAAGGCTACTTTTGCCGTTTGGTCTCACAGACCCAAACCCAGTTGGTGGGACGATGATCTTGCAGACTACGAGAAGAGGATTACAGCGAAATGATAATACATAAACATCGTACTATAGCTAATGATTTAATAATGCTTATGCATATTAAAACTCCTTCAAAAATAGTTGAGGATTTACGAACAGAATTAAATTACCATATAGGCCTCAGAACTTTATATCGTGCTTGGGAGGATGAGTCAATTGCCGTTAAGCCCTTTGAAGCTAAAAAAGATTTTAAAAAGGTAATATGTGATTGCATATATGCAAAGAGAAGAACAAAAACAAAAAATATAGAAGAAGTGTATGCAGACATAGAAACCGAAAAAATAGATAATATTTTAGAAGAAATATATAACTATCTACTTGCAGCAGTAGAAGTTAAATTGCAAGAAAGTAGCTATAAAGAAATCTTATTAGAGATAACTAAAGACGTAATTTCAGAGTTGGAGGGTCTCACAGACCCAAACCCAGTTGGTGGGATGATGATCTTGCAGACTACGAGAAGAGGATTACAGCGAAATGAGTGACTCAATTTTTGATTTAGAGCAACAAATTCAAGACTGTTGGAAAGTTACAGATGATATGGGGTTAGTAGCAAGCCATATAATAAATACGTCTGAGCTTTCAGATGCTGAGGTTATGTATAAGTATATAGTAGCTATTAAAGACTTGTACGAACTTAAGTTTCAAAATATGTGGGATACTTTTGACAAAGTTTGTAAAGAGTATCATATTGCTCATAAACAGGCAGGACTTGAGCGAGACAAAGAGTTACAGAGCTTATTTGACGAAAAAGAGTTGATTCTTTCGTTAGGCGAAGAAGAGCACTACTAATGGAACATTGGAATAGTATAGATGCTTGTCCCAACTGTGGAGAATATCTAGTTGGAGATGGATATAGTAATGGGAATCCTGTAAGATGTCCTAACGCTTTAGAAGAGAAGTGGTGGTACAGCGAACCAGACAGCGGCCCGTGGTACTGCGAAGAAACTGATTACTATGAAAGTGAGAACCCTTTAGAGAGACCTTACTAAATGCTAAACAAAGGATTGCACTGGTCAACTGTAGCCAGTGAAAAAGTATTGCTTGCAGGTATTGGAGGACTTACTCTACTTGCAAGTGGAGAATATATGTATGGTATGTGGGAGGCAAAAGAAATTTTGCTTTCCGACCTTTTTATGCTATTTATTTTTGTAGAAATTATAGGCATGGTTGGAGCTTTTTATTCTACCAATAGAATTCCTGTTACTCTTCCAATTATTATTGCAACAACTGCTTTGTGCAGACTGATTGTAATGCAAAGTAAAGAAATGGAATGGGCTACAGTATTAGGTGAATCTGCTGCCATACTTATACTTTCAATTTCCGCTTATATTATGAGTTTAAAAGACAAGTTAAGTTTAGAGAAAGAGTAATGATAACTATTTTATGTATTGGTTCTCTAATGATGCTTCCTATCATAGGAGGAGGTATTACTTTTTATTATAGTGTAGAAACTACAAAGGAAGTTGGAAATGACTCCTCAAGAGATTTTTGATTATAAACGGAGATGGATGCCAGGCTACGAAGTAGTTGTACATTCTGACTTGAGAGACCATGCAAAAGACTGGTGTAAAACTCATTTGGAAAAGCATCAATATGCAATTAAATCCTGGACGCATATCTATGCTTGGACATACTGCTTTGAAAGAATAAAAGTAGCCCAACAGTTCGAAGAAGAGTTTATAGACTGGGTAAATAAAGGAATAGACTAATGGATAATGTAAACCATCCCCCACATTATAAAGCTCATCCTAGTGGTGTAGAGTGTATACAAATTACTGAACATTTAAACTTTTGTTTGGGGAATGCAATAAAATACATCTGGAGAGCCGGTCTAAAGAAAGATGCAGTAGAGGACTTAAAGAAAGCAGTTTGGTACATTAACAGAGAGATACAGAGGTTAGAGAATGGTCAAGAAGAAAGAGTACGAAAACTTAAGCCACGAGAATATTCAGAAAGTAATCAACCTGTTGACTCCTCCGAGTTCGTCGCAACAAAAAGCGATAACTAAAAAAGAAGCCTGTGAACTACTTAATATAGCCTATAATACGGCAAGACTACAGAGGATTATAGATGATTACCACGATCAAAAAAGCTATATACAGCTTCGTAAATCGCAGAATCGAGGAAAAGCAGCGACAGACGCAGAAATTGCTGAAGCAGTTACCGGGTATTTACGAGGTGAATCCGTTGCAGAAGTCGCAAAAAGTTTATACCGTTCGTCCGGATTCGTTAAAGCAATCTTGGACAGAGTCGGAGTACCACAACGACCAAGCTCCGTTGAAGAAAAAGCCGGATACGATTACATCCCAGAAGAGTGCGTCTCAGATACCTTTGCACAGGGAGAAATAGTTTGGTCTGCTCGTCATCATACTACGGCAGTTATAGAACATGAACTATCCATAAATTATCAAGCAGAGAAGCCAGGGTTTTCGGATGTAAATTATGAAGATAAGTATGGTAGTAAGTGTTATTCTATCTGGGTTGTAGAAGATATTGATGATGATAAAGAGATGTGGGCACGAGTAAGTACTGGGGGATATAAAGCTTATTCTTTAGCCTATGACTTAGCAAAACTTACTCATCTGCAAAAATACGGAGTTGATCTATCACGTATTTAAAAATATCTTTGGGGGTAAGTAAAAATAGTTCTTGACTTACATTGGTATTTTTCGTTATAATATACTTTCAAAATCAAGGAAGGCATAAAAGTGTCAGACAGATTTTATAGACAACAACTAGCAGCCACCGGCAACTGTCCGGGAGCTACCATTACACAACGAAGAAAAAGGAATAGAAATATGGCATGGGATGATGAAAAGAAGGCACAGGCAGTTGCAATGTATGAAGATGGCAATCCTACCCCTGAGACTTCAATGGAAATCGTCAAAGAAATCGCAGAGCACCTCGAAGAATCACCTAACGGTGTTCGTATGATTTTGACCAAGGCTGGAGTCTACGTTAAGAAGGATCCTGCCTCTGGCTCAAAAGCTTCCGGCGGTGCCACTGGTGGTGGCAGAGTATCAAAGGCAGCAGCCCAAGATGCACTAGTAGCGGCCATCAGCGATGCTGGGCAGAGTGTTGACGAAGAAATCGTTAGCAAGCTGACTGGTAAAGCAGCACAGTACTTCAGTACTGTTATAAATGCTATTAACAACGCTGCTTAATTTGTTAATAGCCCCTATTTAGTGGATCTTGCCCACGCTACTTAGGGATACAGAGAGGCAAGGCGGAAACCTTCAGGCTTTTGGCCTGGAGGTTTTCGTACATTTGTAGTACAATTTTTCAGTTTGGACAGTAAAAGATTTTGCTAACCTTATGAAAAGGAGTACTAATGAAAAAAGAAGATTTAGCAAATCTTATCCGTGAATATGGCGATGCGGTGATCACTTATCGCAGTGAAAAATCTAATAAACTAAAATATAATGTATGCACGCTAGACTTCAGTACCCCCTATATAAAAAAGAAGAAGAATAGAGCAAAAGAGTCAGAGGATACTCTACTTACTTTTTGTTGGGATACAGACTCATATAGGCTTTTAAAGCCTGCCAATGTGACAAGTGTAGTTCCTTTAGCTTCGATTCTAAGAAACGAGGTGTAGTATGGAACTGTATGAATCCCAGGATTTGTATGAAAAAATCATACACTATGATGAAGTAAAAGAAGTACAATATCGTCTGACAGTAAATACCTTTAGAGGAATTGAATATTTAAGTTTAAGAAAATACTATCTTGGCTTCGAGGAAGATTGGCTTCCGAGTGCCGAAGGAGTCTCTTTGCCTCTAGATTTTAATAATAGTAGAGAACTTTTCTCAGGTTTAATAGAAATACTTTCCCTAGCAGAAAGTAAAGAAATTCTTGAAGAGCATTTCAAAGAACAATTAGATGTACTCTACCTGGAAGATTAAAAATAGTTCTTGACTTTTTCTTTATTTTTCCGTATAATATCCTTTCAATTGTGGAGAATGGTTTATGCGCGATTTCCTTGAAGAAGCAAGTGCAGCATATTATGCAGGTTTTCCGATTATCTCGGATGCTGAGTATGATGTGCTTTTTGCACACTTTGGTAATGACCAAGTTGGTCACAAAGTAACTGATGGTATCGAACATTATTGGCCTATGTGGTCTTTGCAGAAATGCTTTGACTTAGCAGAAGCCCCTTTTCCGATTGAATCCGCCGTAGCTTCTCCGAAGCTCGATGGAGCCGCAGTATCTTTGCTATATATTAACGGCACGCTTAAACTGGGTCTAACCCGAGGCGACGGTAAAATAGGTAAAGATATTACAGCGAAACTAGCAATGCTAGTACCTGAACGTATACCTTATACTAAAATCCTCCAAATTACTGGCGAGGTAGTATGCCCGTCAGAAATTCCTAATGCACGCAATGTCGCAGCGGGGTCTCTTAACCTAAAGAGTTTGGAAGAATTTTCTACTCGTCCCGTAAGTTTTGTTGCTTATGGGGTAGAAGGAATGACCTGGGACACTTGGACTGATTCTATGTCAGCTCTTTTTGATTCCGGGTTTCATGTAGTAAATAAATTGTCAAAGTATCCTACCTATCCTACGGATGGAGTAGTATATCGAATTAATAATACTGAAGATTTCCTTGCCCAAGGATACACTTCTCATCATCCTCGTGGTGCTTTTGCTCTCAAGGAGCAAGCGAAAGGACTCGTAACCACATTGAGAGAGGTGGAATGGCAGGTTGGCAAGTCTGGAACTGTTTCTCCGGTGGGAATATTTGACCCCGTAGAAATAGGTGGTGCAGTTGTATCTCGTGCTACTTTGCACAATATTCAATATATTGAAGCACTCAATTTAGAACTTGGCTGTCAAGTGGAAGTTATCCGTAGTGGAGAAATTATTCCTCGTATTTTGCGTAGGATTGATTGAATGGACACCTTCAAAAAAATAATTCTTGACATTTTTACTCGCATCTCGTATAATATACTTTCAACTTTTGGGAAAAGTGTATGACAAGTATTCAAGCACCAACACATTGCCCTAGCTGCAATTTTGTCCTTGAGTGGGTCAACAACATTCTTTACTGTCGAAATGTAGCTTGTTCTGCAAAAAACAGTAAAGCTGTTGAACACTTTGCTAAGACCATGAAAATTAAAGGTCTTGGCCCTGCCGCAATCGAGAAACTCGACTTGTCTGATATAACAGAGATTTATCTTCTTGAAAAGGAAGATATTGCGGCAGCCCTTTCTTCTGAAAAACTAGCAAGTAGGTTGTTCGCTGAAATTCAGAATTCAAAGCAAGCCCCCGCTAATTTTGTTTTACCAGCATTGGGTATCCCGCTTATTGGCAAGACCGCTACGGAAAAACTGTCTACAGTAGTAGATAATATTCTTGATATAGATATGGACAGTTGCACGAAAGCAGGACTTGGGCCAAAGGCTACAGAAAACCTAATGTCTTGGATTGAAGGTTATGGCGAGAGTATTTTATACTTTTTTTGTAATCTTCCATTGAACTTGAGCTTTGTAAAAAAGCAACAGAGTTCAGTAAGGCAAGGAGTTGTATGTATTAGTGGAAAACTTACCTCTTTTCGTACAAAGGCTGACGCCGCATCTCAACTAGAGAAAGCTGGCTATGTTGTAAAAAGTAGCCTTACGAAAGATGTAACTCATTTAATAAATGAGAGCGGTATTGAATCCGCTAAAACTAAACAAGCCAGAGACTCTGGCGTAATTATCATAACAAACATATTAGAATTTCTAGGAGAATAATATGGCACTTCCTAAGTGGACTGACGAGCGTACTGCACAACTGACTTCAATGGTTGGTGACGAGTCGCCCGTATCACAAGAAACTGTAGCTGAAGCTGCTGACCGTTTGGAGACCTCCACTCGTTCAGTTTCTAGCAAGCTGCGTAAAATGGGTTACGATGTAGAACTCGCTTCTACTCGCGCATCCAAGTCTTTCAGCCCCGAGCAAGAGGCTACTCTTTCTGCTTTTGTCTCTGACAATAGTGGCGAGTACACCTATGCTCAAATCGCTGAGCACTTTGAAGGCGGAGCTTTTTCAGCTAAGTCTATTCAAGGTAAAATTCTGTCTATGGAGCTGACGGCCCACGTTAAGCCCACTCCCAAGGTAGAGACAGTTAAGTCATATACTGACGCAGAAGAAGCAACATTTGTCAAGATGGTAAATGATGGCGCATTTGTTGAGCAAATCGCTGACGCTCTGAACCGTACAGTAAACAGCATTCGTGGTAAGGCTCTTAGCCTGCTTCGTTCTGGTGACATTGATGCGATTCCGCGTCAAGAAACCACCAAAGGTTCTTCTAGGGTAGATCCTCTTGAAGAGCTGGGTGACATTTCTGCTATGACTGTTGAAGCCATTGCAGAAACCATTGGCAAAACTGCCCGTGGTGTCAAAACTATGCTGACTCGTCGTGGCCTTGTTGCCTCTGACTATGACGGAGCTGCAAAGAAAGAAAAAGCTGCTGAGTAATCAGTAATTTTTCTATGACAACCGTAGCGGGGTCGTTACGGTTGTTTTTTCATGTTCGGGGAGAAATAATTGAACGTATCTAGTGCGCTCATAAAGCAAGTACTTTTGCTGCAGGACTTTGAGACCTGGAGTTACGTGCGTAAGCACTACTTGCCCAGTGAGTATCACAGTATATTTTCAAGTATTGACAAGCACTGTGAAACTTTTCATAGTCTACCGAGCATGGAAGAACTTAAGTTAGCTACTCGTGATGGGCCGACTCTTGAAAAGCTATATGCAATTGAGAGCGTAGAAATTGATGCAGAACCCTTCGTTCTACTTCAGTACCTAAAAAATGAATTTACCCAACGCGAGATTCTACGCGAACTTGAGGATTATGTTGAGCATTCAATTTCATTTGAAGATGCGGAAGAATCAGTTGAACATCTACACGACATTATTATGCGTGTGGAAGATAAAGTTGAACTTGAAGATCCGAAAGAGAGTATGCAACGTATTTCTCTTTTCGAAGATGAAGAAGAGCTTGGAAAGTACCTGCGCCTTGGCTTGAACACAGAATACGACGATCAAATTCAATTCTCCCCGAAGGATTTGATTCTTGTTGGTGGACGGCGAGGCGCAGGGAAATCTCTTACCTGTGCGAATATTGCAAACAGTGTGTATCAAAATGGCAAGTCTGCCATTTATTTTACTATTGAAATGGACTCTCGTTCCATTCTTCAGCGTTTGTGTTCAATCGCAACGGGGGTACCGCAAGCCAGGCTTCGTTCAAAGAATCTTAGTGTAGTTGAATGGGAGTATGTAGCAGAGTGGTGGGCTGGCCGATTCCAGCGAGGTCAAGAGTTGTTACACGACTACAAAGACCATCGTAGCTTTGAAGATTTTCACAAACAACTTACAACTACTTGTGAGTTGATTCCTGAACGACAACTAGATGTTGTATACGATCCTTCGCTAACTCTCGGAAAGATACGTTCAGAACTAGAAATGAAAGTAAAATCTTCTATGGATATTGGCGTAGTTATAGTTGATTATATTAACCAAGTGAAGCGTTCAAACACGCCTTCACGCTCAGGACAATATGATTGGACTGAACAGATAGAAGTAAGTAAGGCTTTAAAATCTATGGCCCAAGAGTATAAAATTCCTGTATTTTCTCCGTATCAAACGGATGCTACAGGGGAAGCAAGATTTGCAAAAGGTATCTTAGATGCCGCGGATGCTGCATTTGCTCTTGAACCTTGGAGTCACGAAGATCAGTGTGTTACGTTTAAATGCGTAAAAATTAGAAATAATGAACCCAAGGATTTTACTTCTACTATGGACTGGCAAACTTTAAAGATGGGTCCCGACTCTGCTCTTACCCCTGACCAGAAAGAAGATAGCACCCATAAGACGGGTGAAGAAATAGATGACCTATGAAAATAAATATTGTAGGAGATCGTTACTATAAGCTAGAAGATGCTCCTTGGTTTTCAGCATTTTTTCATATAGTAAATTCATGTCAGGACCTGGGACACAAGGTTATTGTGGACAGTAGCATACAAATCCCGGGTTCTGCTCTTCCTTTTGTTAGAGGTCAGCATCCTGACCCTGACATTTCTATATATAATCATTCTCATATTTATGCATTGAATAACCCAGTAGCGGGGTCTCCACTCTTTTGGAAACCTACTGGCCCTTCTTCAAAGTATTTTACTATAGATCCTATTGGCTATGCTTGTCATTCTTCTATTAGCTATGACAAGCCAGACTTTGAAAGTACCGAAACTGATTCTTTTTTTGAGACTGAAGTACAGACACTCATACAGCAAAAGTCAAATAAGTGGACAGGATTGCATTGGTACGAAAAAGACTGTGAAAAAATAGCTTTTACTCCAATACCAAGAGACCACATTCTCGTACTCGGACAAATGCCCGGGGATGAGACTGTTACAAAATTTTCATTTGGTAATCATTGGACAAAACTAGTATCTATAGTAGAGTATTTAATTGAACACACTTCAGAAACAATTGTAGTAAAGCTACATCCATATCTAAAAGAACGTTCTTCAAAAGAGAACTGGGACACTACATACTACAGAAATATATTGACTTGGCAAAAAAATGGAGTCACAGTAGTTTATGACTTTACTTCTATACATGATATACTGCCAAAAACAAAAGTAGCAATCTTGGAGAATAGTACGGCAGGAGTAGAGTGCTTACTCTATGATGTACCTATAATCTCTTACGGATATCCTGAGTATCATTGGATTACCTATAACTTAAATCATCTTATGCGCTTGAATCATGCACTGTCTACTGTAGAAAATTGGTGGAGCAAAGAGCTTTCTCGTGCTTGGCTTACTTGGTATTGTACAGAGTATGCGTGTAGTGACTATGAAACTACATTAAAAAGAATTAGGAACTTACTATAATGTTATTTGGCACAGAAGCATTCAATTACTGTATAAATAATCTAGAGTTTAATTCAGTATTAGATATTGGATGTGGCACTGGTGAGCATTCAGAAGCATTTAAAGCAGCAGGAAAAGAAGTAACTTCAATAGATATTGCTGCTCACTATAAAGACGCCATTGCTACAGATATAATGCTATATTCGCCAGATGAAAAGTTTGATTTGATATGGTGTTCTCACGTAATGGAGCATCAACTTAATGTAAATAGCTTTGTAAAAAAGTGCAGAAGTTTAGCAAACAAATACATTTGTATAACTGTTCCTCCTCTTAAACACGAGATTGTTGGAGGACACGTTTCTTTATGGAATGCCGGGCTTGTAATGTATAATCTTGTATTAGGAGGGTTTGATTGTAGTAATGCTAGAATCAAGCAGTATGGATATAACATCTCTGTTATTGCAGAGGCATCTAGTTTCCTGCTAGCAAATCTTCGGTATGATAATGGAGACATTGCGTTAATTTCAGACAAACTTCCAACAGGTTACAATTATCAAGGATTCAATGGAAATATATATGAACTCAACTGGGATAAATAATTCTTGACTTCAGCAGTATTTTGTAGTATAATATCTAATTGTTAGGATTGTCGGAGTTTTTACTAATGGGAGTAATTTATGGATCAATGGGATACACTGTCTCAGGCAGAAAAAAGAAAAGTTATAGAAAGAAAAACACTTTTAATAAGAGTGGGTTTGTCCCCCTCGATACAGGAGATCATTACCGACGTGAAACACGAGAGTACCCTTCACGGCCCGACACAAATGGAGTTGCCGCTAAAGTGGTCCCGCCACAATACACTGGAACCCTTGTTAAAGGTATTGGAACCATGCACAAATCTAATGCTGTACCGATAATTGATGAAGAGCAGATGAAAGACCTGGCGAGGATGCGACGATGACTTCTTTAGCACAAGAGTATTTTGATACAATTGACAAGGCGCTGATTGAACAAAACTTTACAAAAGCTCAAACATATATGGCAAAATTGTCTACCATTTATACCTTCTTAGACAAAGATGATGCAGAATATTATCACTACTTAGAAGAATGTTTAGAGTTTAATATAAAAACGTTTGAAGTTCTAGAGGAACCCGAGTGAACGTAGAAGAATTACTGAATGAGAAAGAAGTATACTTTGTACCGAAAGGAAAAGACTTCCTAGTACGTTGTGTAAGTCCTGACCACGATGACGGCAATCCTAGTATGAGAATTGACCAAATCACAGGAATCTTTCAGTGTTTTTCGTGTGGTTTCAAAGGAAATATTTTCTATCATTTTGGCGAAAAAGCAAATCAGTTACAGCTAAAAAGAGAAAATTTAAAAAGGAAGATACGGGAGAAAATGGCCTCAAGTGTTGGCTTGGCTTTCCCTAAAGGTTATATGCCTTATATTGGTAACTGGCGAGATATAAAGCCAGAGACTTATAAAAAGTTTGAAGCCTTTCAGCATCACGATACTGATCATATAGGTAGAGTAGTATTTCCAATACGCGATATATCAGGAAAGATTGCAGCCTTTAATGGCAGGCACATGACTGGAGGAGTACCTAAGTACATGATTACTCCGAGGGGCGCAAAGATGCCTCTATTTCCTGTTGTGGAACCTATAAAAGACACTGTTATTTTAGTTGAAGGAATTTTCGATGCAATAAATTTGCACGATAAAGGATTAACAAATGCAGTATGCTGTTTTGGAACAAATAATATCAGCGAAGAAAAACTATCAATGTTAGCAATGCAAGGAGTTACTCATATTGATATTTTCTTTGACGGAGATGAAGCAGGCCAAAAGGCAGCAGAAAAAATAAAAGGTATGTGCGAGAAAGTTGATCTCGTATCCAGAAATATTCACTTAAAAGAAACAGACCCTGGAGCACTTACCGATTCTCAAATTGACAAGTTAAAGAGGAAGTTATATGCCTAACGTCGCATTAGTAGAGACGAAAAGTAGTAGAACCAATTTTAAGAAAGAGTTTGACAATGCATTTGAGTTTGACCAGTTTCAGCTCTGCTCAGACCCAAGTATTAAAAAAGTATTGAAAAGAGATGTAGACCTTGATATGAACCCAGACGAATATGACTGGGTTATTCTTGTAGGGTCTGATGCTCTAAAATATTTTACTAAAATTAATTCAGTAACGGAATATTCCGGTAAAAAGGTAGAGGGTAAATTTCTGCCTGTAATTAATCCTGCGATGCTTGCTTTTAAGCCTGAAGCTCGCAGAACGTGGGAAGATTCAAAAACAAGTATAATTCAATATATTCGAGGCGAAATCGAGGATGCTGTAATAGACGAGAGTATTGCTTTTGGAATACAAGATACGGAGATAGCAAATGATTATATCAGAGATGCAATCGCTCATTCAGGAACTTTCGTGGCCTTGGATTCGGAAACTACTGGTTTATATCCTCGTGACGGCCATATGCTTGGTATTTCTTTGTGCTTTGACGGCGTTCGTGGTGCTTATATTGATACCGATTGCTTTAATGACGAGACCGAAAGCCTTCTGCAAGAACTTTTTTCAAGAAAGTCCGTAGTATTTCATAACGCTAAGTTTGATATGGCGTTTTTTGAGTACCATTTCAACTTTAAGTTTCCAAACTTTGAAGATACGATGCTGCTTCACTACTTAATCGACGAGAATCCAGGCACTCACGGCCTAAAGCAGCTCGCAATCAAGTTTACTCCATACGGAGACTATGAAAAACCAATGTACGATTGGATTGACCAGTATAGAAAAGAAACTGGAGTACTAAAGGGAGACTTTCAATGGGGTGCTATTCCTTTTGACGTAATGAAAACTTATGCAGCAATGGATGCCTTAGTTACATTTCTAATCTTTCAAAAGTTTGAAAAGATTAAGCAAAATACAAAGCTTAAGTGGGTTTATGATAATATTCTTATTCCTGGCACTCGATTTCTTACAGATGCACAAGATAATGGAGTACCTTTTGATAAGCAGAGATTATATCTTGCACAGCAGATTATGCAAGACGATATAGACGCAGCAATTACTAAGTTGTATGAAAATGATCGTATTCGTAAGTTTGAAGAAATTCAAGGCAAAGAATTTAATCCAAATAGTACTCTTCAACTACGAAAACTTATGTTTGACTACTTAGGTTTGAACCCTACAGGAAAGAAAACTGGAACAGGAGCAGATTCAACAGATGCAGAAGTCCTTAAAGAACTCGCAGAACAGTCCGATGTACCGGCACTTATATTGGATATTCGACAGAAATCGAAAATCAAAAATACCTATCTCGACAAGATTATTCCTCAGTTGGATAGAGATTCGAGACTTCGTACTGGTTTTAACCTGCATGGCACTACTAGTGGCCGCTTATCAAGTAGCGGAAAATTAAATATGCAGCAATTGCCTCGGGACAACCCAGCAGTAAAAGGTTGTATTAAAGCTGCCCCAGGTCATAAAATTGTTGCAATGGACTTAACTACCGCAGAAGTATATGTCGCTGCAAAACTCGCAGATGACCAAGCCCTTATGGATGTATTTAAATCTGGGGGGAATTTTCATAGCACCATTGCTAAAACAGTTTTTAAACTGCCTTGCGAAGTCGAAGATGTGGCAGAACTTTACGGAGATAAAAGACAAGCGGCAAAAGCTGTAACTTTTGGTATTATGTACGGCGCAGGCCCAGCAAAAATATCAGAGCAAGTAACAAAAGATAGTGGAAAGTATTTTTCCAAGCAAGAGGCTTCTGAGGTAATCAATGACTACTTTAAAACTTTTCATAAGTTGAGAAAGTGGATTGACGAAAATCAGAAATTCATTGAACAAAATGGATTCATTTATAGCTTCTTTGGGCGCAAGAGACGCTTACCAAATGTCAAAAGTGAAGATAAAGGCATCAAGTCTCATAGCATTCGCTCTGGTCTTAATTTTTTGGTCCAGTCTGCTGCTAGTGATATTAACCTTTTAGGTGCTATAGATATGAACGCTCATATTAAAGCACAAAAAATGAATTCTAAAATATTTGCACTTGTGCATGACTCAATTCTAGCAGAGGTTCCAGATAATGAAATTGAACAGTACTGTGAAAAACTACGATATTTTGTACAACTTGACCGCGGTATATCCATTCCCGGAGCAGCGGTGGGGTGTGACTTTGAAATCGGAGAAGACTATTCCATGGGGAAATTTGAAAAGTTTTACCTATAATGGAGTAGAAGTTGATTATAACTTATCAACAAGTTTCGAAGATCACATTTCCGGTTTTTACCCTCCCGAATGGAAATTGGCAAACAACGGACGGCCTTCTATTTTTGGAGGAAGGAATAGTGGACGATCGAAATATGCCAGGACGTACCCTTGGGTCTAGAAGAGTGCAGACTCCTCACAAAAACCTAGTTCCACTTCGAAAGTGTATAACCGAGCATCAAGGTCTTATAAAACAAAAATCAAAATATTATATAGATAGTACTGGAGCACCTTTTATTTACGAAAAAACTAAAATGTGTGCTTTAAAGTATTATCTTATAAGAAAAGTAGAGCAAAAGGAAGTTGCATCTCTTATATGGTTAAAAGATTTAAAACATCCTTTTCCTATTCCGCGCCCTCCCAAGGCTGAAATGACTTGGGCAGGGGTTCTTCATCTTCACGGGCTACCGTGGATGCTCTATGAGTACTCTCAAGAACGTAAAAAAGATACGAGTAGAAAAGTATAGGTAACTTATGGCAAGAAAACCCAGAACACTAGACAAAGTAAATCTAGTTCTGCAAGAAATTGAACCATTAACACAAAATCAACTATTAGCTTTTGAAAGTACTAAAAACTTAGTGTTGCACGGAGTAGCCGGAACAGGAAAAACTTTTATTTCCTGCTACTTAGCTTTTGATGATATGACAAAAAACCTATATCAGCATACAATTTTAATTAGAAGTGCTGTCTCTACTAGAGAAATGGGGTTTCTGCCAGGTACTGACAAAGAGAAAGCTGCCGTATATGAAGAGCCTTACAAAGATATTTGTATTGAACTTTTCCAAAGAGGCGATGCTTACGAACTCTTAAAGAAACAAAATTTAGTACAATTTATGACAACATCGTTTATTCGTGGAATAACTCTACGAAATGCTGTAATAATAATTGATGAGTGTCAAAATATGTCTTTTCACGAACTAGACTCTATTATTACCCGAATAGGAGAGGGTTGTAAAGTTATTTTTTGTGGAGACTTTAAACAGACTGACTTTACTGAGAGAAGTAGAGAAAAATCAGGATTACCCGACTTTATACGAGTGTTAAAAGCAATGGAAGAGTTTGATATGATTGATTTTACTGTAAAAGATATTGTACGCAGTAGTTTTGTGAAAAAATATATTATGGCAAAAGAAGATTTAGGTCTATGAAAGCGGTTATTAGTAATAAAATATATCTGGAAGTAGATCAGGAATATAAAGAGTTTCTTGCAAAAGAACTTACCTATAAAATTCCTTCTAGAAATCCTCATGATCCGCCTTTAGTTATTAAAAATATGGCTAGAGTACGGGCAGATTTAGTTACTATACCTGTAGGCCGAGTGGATTTAATACCGGAGAATTATGAAATTATTGACAAAAGGATTACTGTGCCTGTGGATTTTCCTGCTTTTGGGTTTGATCTACGAGAATCACAGCAAGCCGTCTATGACGAACTTGACGATAACTGTATCATCAATGCGTGGGTAAGTTGGGGTAAAACCTTCACGGGGTTGGCGATAGCAGGGAAACTCGGACAAAAGACTCTGGTTGTAGTGCATACTACCGCTTTGCGTAAACAATGGATTGATGAAGTAGAAAAAGTCTATGGATTCAAGCCCGGGATTATAGGAAGTGGTAATTTTGATATAAAACCTCCGATTGTAATAGGAAATACTCAAAGTCTTTACCGCAAAATACCCCAAATTTCAAAAGAGTTTGGGACAATTTTATTGGATGAAATGCACCATGTAAGTAGTCCAACATTTTCCAAAATTGTCGATACTAACCATGCTCGATATAAAGTTGGACTTTCTGGTACAATCGAGCGAAAAGATGGAAAGCACGTTGTTTTTCGTGACTATTTTGGGAATAAAATATTTAAACCACCAAAAGAAAACTTTATGACTCCGAGTATTGATATTGTTCGCTCTGAAGTAAGGTTTTTAGATGGAAATAGAACGCCTTGGGCAAATAGAGTAACAGCTCTGTCCAATAATGAAGAGTATAAACACTTGGTAGCAATGCTTTCAGCTACATATGCGGCAAAAGGTCACAAAGTACTTGTGGTATCAGATCGTGTGCATTTTTTACGAAGCTGCGCCGAACTTGTAGGTGAAAACTCCGTGTGTGTTACAGGTGAGGTACCTCATGACGAAAGGCAGAAGTTACTAGATGAGATTAATTATGGAAATAAAAACGTTCTTTTCGGAACTCAAGCAATTTTTAGTGAAGGTATATCAGTTAATTCCTTGTCTGTCCTTATACTCGGTACGCCCATTAACAACGAGCCACTACTCACCCAGCTCGTCGGAAGAGTCATTCGAGAACAAGAAGGAAAACGAGACCCCATAGTAGTAGATATACACTTGAAGGGCGAAACAGCAAAAAGACAAGCCTCGAATCGTATGGGATACTATATGAAACAAGGCTATAAAATACGACAGTTGTAAAAAATAGTTCTTGACTTTAACTTTAATTTTTAGTATAATATATGTTATTATTTGATTGGAGAAAAGTATTTTACGCTGCTAGCGGAGACCCTACCGAGATAATCAGGATTCTTCGTATGTTAGTGGAAAATCGCGTCCCTAAAAATAAGTTTGATAAAATATACGCATACTCTCTAGTAAATTTTTCTGGAGAGGCTTTTTTGGTTCATCCAGAAAGGTTGTTGTATGAAGGGTATAAATATACCCATAGAGAAATAGGAATCTATGTGGCTCTTGCTTCTCTGCGGCCTTTGGCCGATTACTTAGCATCTGGTAAGGTTAGTCTTGACTTACTATATGTTCCAGACAATATTAAAGAATATATTACAGACAATAGGCTACTTTCAGTAGAAGATAATGAACTTTATTTTTTATATGAAAGAAGTCCCTCAAAAAAGGAGATACATTAATGGCACTATCATTTAATCAATCAAAAGGCGGAGCACAAAAAAGCTCTATCAATACTTACAGCTACCAAGAAGGCGACAATACAGTTCGTCTTGTTGGAGATGTTTTAGCACGTTATGTGTATTGGGTAGTTGGAGAGAATGATAAAAACATTCCTCTTGAGTGCTTATCCTTTGATCGTAATGAAGAGCGATTCAACAACAAAGAAAAAGATTGGGTTCGTGAATACTATCCTGATCTAAAATGTGGATGGAGCTACGCAATGCAGTGCATTCACAATGGTGAGCTAAAGGTAATTAATCTGAAGAAGAAGCTCTTTGAGCAAATTTTGACAGCAGCAGAAGACCTGGGCGACCCTACAGATGTAGAAAATGGATGGGATGTTAAATTCAAGCGTGTTAAGACTGGCCCTCTGCCCTATAATGTAGAGTACCAACTTCAAGTATTGAAGTGCAAGTCTCGACCTCTTGATGAGACAGAGAAAGAATTAGTAGCAACCCTGAAGTCAATGGATGATGTTATGCCTCGTCCAACTCCAGATGCTCAAAAAGAACTGCTTGACCGTATTCGTGAAGGCGCACCTGCCAATAACGTAGACGAAGAAGCCCTTGAAAGTGAGTTTAACATCGGATGATTTTATTCACCGCAGACTGGCATATTAAACTGGGACAGAAAAATGTCCCAGTTTCTTGGTCTTTGAACCGTTATAAATTGTTCTTCGAACAAGTACACAATATTGAAAAAATGTGTAATATGCACATAATCGGAGGCGATCTTTTTGATCGTCTTCCGAATATGGAAGAACTAGAACTTTATTTTTCTTTTATTCGGAATGTAAAAATTCCTACCATTATCTATGATGGAAACCATGAAGCAACAAAGAAAAATAAAACCTTTTTTACACAACTAAAGCAAGTAAGTAGAGATATAAACCCTCTTGTACAAGTTGTAGATATTTCTTATGTAGACAAAGAAATGGGATTTAGTATTCTTCCTTATGCAGAACTGCACAAGAAAGATATATTAGATCATTTTCCAACTCAGTACCCTTTATTTACTCATGTTCGTGGCGAAATTCCTCCCCATGTCAAGCCAGAGGTGGACTTAGACTTATTTGAGAATTTTCCAGTTGTTTTTGCAGGCGACCTACACGCACATAGTAATACACAAAGAAATATTGTGTACCCAGGAAGTCCTATGACTACTTCATTTCACAGAAATGAGGTTAGTACAGGTTACCTTCTTATTAATGAAGAGGACTGGTCTTGGATTTGGGAGCCTTTTGACTTGCCTCAGTTACTTCGTAAAACAGTAACAGATCCGAGTGAAATGGTTGCTACAGACTATCATCATACTATATATGAAATAGAAGGTGATATGCAAGACTTGGCAGATGTAGAAAACTCTGAGCTACTCGACAAAAAAGTAGTAAAAAGAAGTTCTGAAGCCGCATTAGTAATAAATAAAGAGATGACTATTCAGGAAGAATTAGTAGAGTATCTACAATATATTCTTGAGATAGAAGAAAAGAAAATACCGGATATACTAGGAACTTTTAATGATTACGCTCAAAAAGTTACAATGGAGTAACTGTTTTAGCTATGGCCCAAATAATGAGCTTGACTTAGACGCAAATATAGTTACTCAAATTATCGGAACAAACGGAATGGGTAAATCTTCTATCCCTCTAATAATAGAAGAAGCTCTTTACAATAAAAACTCAAAAGGCATAAAGAAAGCAGATATACCAAATAGATATATAAATAATGGGTATGATATTTGTTTATCCTTTACACGAGACTCAGATGAGTATGTTATTACAATTAACAGAAAGTCCAATATAAAACTTAAATTAGAGAAGAATGGGGAAGATATTTCTAGCCATACAGCTACAAATACCTATAAAACTATTCAAGAAATTATAGGAATTGACTTTAAAACTTTTTCGCAGCTTGTGTATCAAAACACAAATGCAAGTTTACAGTTCCTTACGGCTACAGACACAAATCGTAAAAAGTTTCTTATCGAGCTTCTTTCTCTTGAGAAGTACGTGGAGCTTTTTGACCTTTTTAAAGATGCAGCGAGAGAAATAGCATTGGAAACAGCCTCAGTTCAATCCACTGTTAATACGATTGAAAAATGGTTGAAAGATAACAAATTGAGTGATACTACCATACTCCCGATGCTGGATATTTTAATTGACACGGAAGAAGATGAGAAAGAGTACGCCAACTTAACGGCAGAAATTAAAAATATTTCCGAAAAAAATAAAAAAATATCTAAGAATAATACATATAAAACTTTGCTGAAAGAGTTGGATAATGAAAAATCAACAGTACAATTTGCAGCAACGTTTATAAAAGGTTCCTATGATAGCGAACAGAGTGAAATAGGAAGTTTAAAGCAAATCGCAGCGGGGTCAAAGCGATTTATAGAAAAGTTAAAAAACCTGGAGGGTGTGTGCCCTACTTGTGAACAACCAGTAGACGAAGCTCTACGAGACTCTATGCTTGAAGCCGAACGAGAAAAAGGTGCTTCGGCTCTGAAAAAAATCGGAGAGCTTCAAGAATTTATAGAGAAAATTAAAGAGGATAATGAACACTATGAAAATTACCAAAGAATTGAAAGAGAATGGCGAGAAACTTTTCGAAGCATTGACGAGAGCCTTCCCTCAAGTCCTTTGGACGAAGGAGAGCTTAACTCGCGCTTACGAAGAGTACGAAATGACTTGGACAGAGCAAAAACTGAAGTGGGAAAGATCACAAAAGAAAATGAAGAAAGAACAAGAAGAAATACTCGAATCCAAGTAATTCTTGAGCAAACGAAGGAATTTCAAGAACAGCTAGAAGTCTGTATAGAAAAGATGGAAGGCATAAAAAATCTTTCCGCAAACTTAGAAGTACTGAAAAAAGCATTTAGTACAAACGGTCTTGTGGCTTATAAGATTGAGAATTTAGTAAAGGAGTTGGAAGAGCTTGCTAATCACTATTTGGCTGAATTGTCTGATGGTCGCTTCACTCTTGAGTTTGTGGTTAGTAATGACAAACTCAACGTGGAGATCACCGACAATGGAAACATTGTTGACATTCTTGCTCTTTCTTCTGGTGAGCTGGCCCGTGTTAATACTGCTACCCTTATTGCTATTAGAAAACTAATGAGTAGCATATCTAAGTCTAGAATCAATGTATTGTTTTTAGACGAAGTAATAAATGTATTAGATGAGCTAGGGCGAGAAAAAATGGTAGAAGTTCTTTTAGAAGAAGAATTAAATACTTACATAGTTAGCCATGGATGGACTCATCCACTTTTAGAAAAGGTAGAAGTAGTTAAATGCGACAACGTCAGCAAACTAGAGTACTAAACCGCCTTTCTTCAAGTAGAAGAATTTGGCAGCAAATATTAAAGGAGAAAAATGATGAGAGACTTGATACTGGAAGCACTCCGAGCAAAATACGAAGGGCAAATTCAAGAAGCCCGAGCAAACATTGAAGTATATCTTAACAACCCTGCAGGTATAGGTGAGCACTCAGATATTATAGAAGCAATTGACTGCCAAATAGAAAAAATAGCAGAGGCAGCGGAGAAGAAAGACGCGCTGGTATGGTTTGACTAATTATGGTAGATAGTAGAGCAAAAGGTGCAAGAGGTGAGTACCTAGTTCGGGATATGCTAAGAACTTACACTGGCTATCAGTTTGAAAGAGTCCCTGCTTCAGGGGCTTTAGCATATTTAAAGGGTGATATTTATGTACCAAATGAAAAAAACCGATTTTGTATAGAAGTAAAAAGCTATGCTGAAAGTCCTCTAACGGATAAGATATTTACAGCACGTAAAACAAATAATCTTATTCGTTGGTGGAAGAAAGTAGAAATACAGGCGGAGGGAGGAAATCAAGAACCATTATTATTTTTTAAATATAATCGTTCTCCGATTTTTGTAGTAACTGCTATGAAGCCCGACTTGTCTGATTATATGTATATAAACTGGCTAAATTGTTATATAGCAGAAGCAATGCCTTGGTTGGAAAATGAAAAACCGGAGTTTTTACATGGCATTTGAATTTAATGATAAAATGTTCATTGATAATGAAAATACTGTACTTATAGTAGATGCTTTAAACTTAGCATTTCGCTGGAAGCATCAGGGTAGAACAGATTTTCGATATGATTTTCAAAGAACAGTAGAAAGTTTAGCGAAATCTTATGATTGTAAGAAGCTAATAATTACTGCGGATTGGGGCTCTTCTTCCTATAGAAAAGCTATTAATCCAGAGTATAAGCAAAATAGAAAAGAAAAATTTGCAGAGCAAACTGAAGAAGAACGCATTGCATTTGAAGAGTTTTTTGAAGAATTTGAAGCATCACTAGAAGTGCTTGCAGAAAGTTACCCTGTATTAAGATACAAAGGTGTCGAAGCAGACGACTTAGCAGCCCATTTAGTAAAGTATAGAGAAAAATACGGGTTAGAATATATTTGGCTAATCTCTAGTGATAGAGACTGGGACTTACTTATACAAGAAAATGTTGGTCGTTTTTCTTATGTAACGAGGAAGGAAGTTACTTTAGACAACTGGCACGAGCACTATGAAGTAACCCCAGAGCAGTATATATCCTATAAATGTATGCTTGGAGACAAAGGAGATAATGTTCCAGGATTTCCAGGTGTGGGCCCGAAAAAAGCAGCATCATTAGTAGAGCAATACGGAGATGCCTTTGCAATTTATGACGCTACTCCTATTGATAGTAGATATAAGTTTATACAAACTATTAATGATAATGCTGAACAAATTCTTCAAAACTATGAACTTATGGATTTAATTACTTATTGCGATGAAGCAATCGGGGCTGATAATATAGCCGATATTGAAAGGAGACTCTCTGGTGAGTTATAATATTACCGTAGATTACCGAAGAGATAACTACTTGTCAGAGTTTAGTAAAAAAACTTTACAAGATCGTTACCTTATTGATGGAGAGGTTTCACCTCAAGATGCATTTGCTAGAGCTGCAAAAACTTTTGCCTCTAATGAAGCTCATGCACAACGATTATACGACTATGCCAGTAAGCTTTGGTTTATGTTTTCTACTCCAATACTTAGTAATGGAGGTACAAAGCGTGGTCTTCCTATTAGTTGTTTTCTTAACTATGTCGAGGATAGCCGAGAGGGTATCACAGACCATTACAGAGAAAATGCTTTTCTTTCTTCCGTTGGAGGAGGAATAGGAGGATGCTGGAATGACATACGAAGTGTAGGCAGTAAAACTTCGGCGGGGTCTGAGAGCACTGGCGTAATTCCCTTTTTGAAAGTAGTTGACGCAGAAATGCTGGCATTTAGTCAAGGCGTTACACGCCGAGGAAGCTATGCCGCTTATCTCGATATCTCGCACCCTGAAATTGAAGAATTTTTAGATGTACGAAAGCCTACTGGCGGAGATATTAACCGTAAATCTACTAATCTACATCATGGTGTGTTGATTGGAGACGAGTTTATGGAGCTTATCGAAAATGCTACTAAAATTCAAGATTTTGATGATAATTGGAATTTAGTAGATCCGCATACAAAGCGGGTTGTAAAAACCGTATCTGCAAAAGCACTTTGGGTAAAACTTATTCAAAATCGTATTGAAACTGGTGAACCTTATGTTATGTTTAAGGATACTGTGCAGGCTGCGTTGCCTGAGTTTCAAAAGGAAAAGGGCTTAAAAGTTCATCACTCAAATCTTTGCAGTGAAATTACTCTTGCAACTGACGACGATCGCACAGCAGTATGTTGTCTTTCAAGTGTAAATCTAGAGGAGTATGATGAGTGGTGCAACGACAAGTATTTTATTCCTGATTTGGTTGAAATGCTTGATAATGTACTCACGCATTTTATTGAAAATGCTCCTCATGAACTGTGGAGAGCTATACATAGTGCCGAACAAGAACGAAGTATTGGTCTTGGAGCTATGGGTTTTCATGCTTACTTACAACGTCGACATATTCCATTTGAAGGAGTTATGGCAAAGTCTGCAAATATGAGAATGTTTAAGCATATTAAGAAACAAGCTCAAGAGACTACGGAAAAGCTTGCAGAGCTTCGTGGTCCATGTCCAGATGCTTACCCCCTAATGATAAGAAATGCTCATCTTCTTGCGGTTGCTCCAAATGCAAGTTCAAGCATTATTTGCGGTAATACTTCTCCAAGTATTGAACCTTATCGTGCAAATGCGTTCACTCAGAAAACAAAAAGTGGAACAAGTTTGCAGAAAAACGAATACTTAGAGCATATTCTGCAAGAATTAGGAGAGGATAATCCTGAAGTATGGAAGAGCATAGTTACAAATGGAGGCTCAGTACAGCACCTGGACTTTTTAGACCAACATACAAAGGATGTATTTAAAACGGCTGTAGAAATAGATCAGAGATGGGTTATTGAAATGGCGGCAGATCGTCAACAGTATATTTGCCAAAGTCAGTCTTTAAATGTATTTTTTCCTGCAAACGTATCAAAACAAGAACTTCATGCTATTCATATGATGGCATGGAAGAAAAAAGTAAAAACTCTGTATTATTTGCGTTCCGAAGCATATCGTAGAGCAGAAACAGTATCTGACGAAATGCTACGACAAAAGATATTAGAGAGTATGGATGAAAGTAGTTGCCTTGCGTGCGAAGGCTAAGTTACGGAGAAAAAAGTGAATAATCTTTTAGAAGAACGCGAATATTACAAGCCGTTTAACTATCCTTGGGCCTTTGAACATTATAAGTCCCAACAGCATATGCACTGGTTGCCAGATGAAGTCAACCTTGCAGATGACCTTAGAGACTATCGTGATAAGTTGACCCCTGAGAATCGTCGACTTATTAACCAAATATTTCGATTTTTTACACAGGCAGATGTTGATGTTTGTTGTGGGTATGCCAAGCATTATCTACCAACATTCAAACAGCCAGAAATAAGAATGATGCTATCTGCTTTTGCAGCTATGGAAGCAGTACACCAAGAAGCCTATTCATTACTACTTGAAACCTTGGGTTTTGATAGTGATGAATATCAAAAGTTTTTTGAGCATAAAGAAATGCTTGACAAGCATGAGTACCTTTCTGATTTTGGAATGGATACTCCTATAAATATTGCTAAAACAATGGCAGTATATAGTGGATTTACAGAAGGAGTACAGCTCTTTAGTAGCTTTGCAATTCTTTTGAATTTTCCACGCCACAACTTGATGAAAGGCATGGGTCAGATTGTTACATGGAGTATTCGTGATGAAACTCTTCATGTAGAAGGAATGACTCAACTTTTCCGAGAGTTTATTCGGGAAAACCCTGAGCTGTGGAATGACGATCTAAAGTATGAGATTTACTGTGCCGCAGAGCGAACAGTAGAGTTAGAGGATGCTTTTATTGATTTGTGTTTTGAAGGAGCAGAAATTCCTGATTTGACAGCAAAAGAAGTAAAAGAGTATATTCGATATATTGCAGATCGTAGACTTCTACAGCTCGGAATGAAGAAGATTTTTAAATCAGAAGAAAATCCTCTGCCTTGGTTAGACTATATGTTAAATGCAGTTGAACATACTAACTTCTTTGAAAACAGAGCTACTGAGTATGCACGTGCGAGCACTACTGGTAACTGGCAAGACATTTTTAAATAAGGAATATTACATGGAAAATGAAATAAAAGACGAACCAACAGTTGACTTAAAGTTAACAATTGCAGAAGTAAATGCAGCTCTTAGTGCACTTGGAGAGCTTCCTGCTAAAACCTCAATGTTTTTAATTCAAAAAATTAAAGACCAAGCGATTCCTCAAGTCGCAGCTCTCGGACTTTTAGTTGAAGAGCAAGATGATAAAGACGTTTAAAAACTTTTTATCAGAGTCCGTTGCAGAGACATTACATAACGGCATTATGACTACCCCAGAACAGTGGTGGTCATATGCCGTTATGTATACTGGGCTACAAAAAGTAAGATACTTTAAAAATACTTTTGCAGAAAGACAAGCCTTAGAAAGTATTCAGTCTAACATAAATAACAGTTTTACTACGGGAAATTTTACATATAAGTTTAAACGTAGTACATCTCATGTAAAAGGGTGTAACTGTTATGAGTGTAATTTTAAAGAAACTTTTCTAAACTCGGAAGACTTTAAAAACTTCATTTCAGTAGAAACAGGGTTAAAAAATCCAGAGATATACGAAAGTTTTTGCAGTGTATACGAGAAAGGGGATTATTTGAGTATGCACCCAGACGCAAAAAGAGGCGTAGCTTTTATTTTAAATTTAACAAAAGCCTGGAGACCTGAGTTTGGAGGGTTGCTTCATATAAAGCAAGATGATGATACATATAAAGTTATATTTCCAGAATATAATAGTTTAGTATTGCTTCAATTAGGAGAAGCAGGCACTCCGCACTTTGTTAGTGAAGTCAGTGCCTATGCTCCTATTCCGAGAATAGCTATTTCAGGCTGGTACAATGAAGGGGCATAAAGCCCCTTTTTATTAAGCTGGACCCGTTGGACCTGCAACTCCTTTATGCTAAAGTAATATTCGCTTGTGTTAAATTTGTAACTAAAGCATCTTTAAATGAAACATTGATAGCCTCTAAATAGCTTCCTGCCCCAATAAGTGTATTTATTTGTTCTATTACTTCTTTTTCCGTATTAAAACAAATTTGAATTTTTTGTAGTAGTAAGTTCGACCACTCGGTTATTTCCGCATTTGAGGTAGTTCGGTAGACTATACCCTCTGTTGTAGAGTATATTTTCCAAACTTGATTATCCGGTCTAATACCCGCCGTAATTGCAGTCTGTACAGATGCTATCTTTCTCTGAGACTCTAGAGAGCTATCTAACTCATATTCGTTGAGTGCTGCATCTGTCCACAGTATGTTTCTATTTTCATAAAGCCATCTTTCTGCCGGAATATTCTCTCTTCGTTCCTGGGCTTCTATTCTCATTTGGTCTGCTGTATAATCTGTAATTACCCAAGCACCATTTTCCCAAGTTAAAGTCTGATAGTCAGCAACAGAAGGTCTATCCGTAACTTCTGCCCACCCTGCATCTGCAAGTTCTTCCGCCGTAAAAGTTGTATTGTCTGTGCGAGTTCGCCCGTCTGATAGCACAATACGATGTGGTAAGGCTCGCGGATATGCTCCATTTAAACTGTAAAGTGCCATTTTATGTCTCCTTATATTTTAACGACCATCATTATGTTATGTAGGTTATTGAGTCTGCCAGCAGTCTAACGGTATATACTTCAGGCGAGTCAACAGACGCCGTTCGACCATCTTCGCTATTAGTTTCGTCTTGATAATTATGCCTTAACGGACACCCAGCAGAAAGCCATGCTTTAATTTGAGCGTCTGTCATAGCTCCGGTTATAGCGGTATTATCTATTGCTGTTCTTGTTTCTGTAAATGCGCCCGACTGTAAAAAGGTATGGTCGTCATCGCCTAAGTTAGCAACAGTTGCGCCTGTCAGGTCTTCGGCGTAGTAATTAACGATACTCCCAGCAATAACAAGAGGCGGGTCAAGAAGACTTCCTTCAAAGTCTCTTTTTACTTCAATTTTTGTTTCTATTCGCAGGTTGCTGTACCCAGTAATTACCTTACCTAGCCACGGCTCGCCTACATCAATGTAACTATAAAGAGTATAGTCAGTTGTCGAGGGCTGTATTTTTGTTGATGCGTTAGTCATGTCGGCCGACTGACTAGTGTCTTCTGTGCTGTAGGTGGAGTTCCCGTACCAGTTCCACAATTGGCTGACGCTTGTAACCGTGGCTTGTAGTTGCGGCCAAGAACCACTTCGCCTATAAGAAGTTGCTTCTCTCAAACCCCAAACACCCGAAGCAACATTGTCTGCCGGAATGTTTGATTTTCCTATAATGCCGCCATTGCCTCTCATAACCTATTCCTATTACCCGATATCAACATAAAATGCTGATAATGATTGACGACCAGCGTCAGTGCTCGTTATCGTTGCAGATGCCGGTGTGTCGCCAACTTCATAAAGAATGTAACCAAGCGTTCTTGTTCCAGTGCCACTCCCTGAAGAGTCGGTCGCCGTTGTCGCGCCTGAAAACGTCAAAACAGGAGATTGATTAGGTCTTCCTGATAAAAACGCGACTGCTATAGTGAGCGGAGTTGCTCCCGAAGTAGACAAAGAAACAGATGGCTCACCAGATCCTGCATCAAAGTCAAAATTTCTAGGTGTCAATGAACTTATTGTTTTATATGGTCTAAAGATAGAAATCATAGATGTAAATCCTTCTGAGACGCTTGGAGTAGCAGTCAAACTACCCGTTGATATATCTGTAGAATCTAATACCTTTGCAAATACATACATTCTTGGGTAATCCACACTATCTCCGTTGCCCACTAGAGTCCATCCAGAAGGTGTAGATAAAGTTGGTGTTTTTAAGTCAAGCGCAAACATTGCAATAGCAAGATCGCCCGATCTAGCTGAAGGGAGATAACTAACTGTATACGAAGAAACATCGGTAGCATTTGAATCGCCTGTTGATCCTATATATCTCAACTTACTCACTATTCCGTCATATACGCCATTTGAATTCCAGACTGCCATTATAAACCGAACCTTCCACGGAGTGCATTATAGTTTTGTAGAACTTCTGTAGGACTTAAAGAACGATCATAGTAACATACATGGTAAACGCTGCCCTCAAAATATCCATAATCGCCCCAACCTATTCCATCGCCCCTCATGTAAACAGTATTCTTAGCACTTGTCAGACCAGTCCTTGCAAACTCGCCGTTTAAATAAAGCGTGGGTTGACGGTTAGTATATACAACCGTAATTAAAGTCGGCACACTACTAGAGATAGTTGCAGAATGAACCAATAAAGGAGGCATATAAGAACCAGTATGTTCATAAACGCTAACGCCGTTTGTGCCACAAGAAATTCCAGCACCGGCATCATCGTAAGGACTAGTATTATCAGTTAGAACTGGTCGTATTAAATACTTTTGCCCGCTTGTGCCCGTCGTAGTTGAGTTTGATTCAGTATCAATTTCATGAGTCGCGGTGGGTCTTGCCCAGACAGAATAGGTGAAATTGTCTGTAACTGTCGTGTAAGCAGTAGCTACATTAAATTGATCAACCGCACCATCAAAAGTAAAATAATTAGTTGAAAAGAGTGGCGATCCTGATGAAGTCGCGTCATTTCCCTCGCTTGATAAATCAGTCCAAGTCGATCCAGTCCCAGGATAACTTTCGACATCTCCTGCATCCAAATACAACACAAGACCATCCATAACAATATTTGTTCCTGGATAAGTTACGCTTTTTCCGATGTATCCGCCTCTTTCAAAGAAACTCATAATTAGGCATCATCTATAATTTCGTAAGAACACAGAGCTTGGAGGTCACTTGCTACGCTCGCAGTCAGTCTTAACGCATCGCCTTCTTCCAGATAAATTGGGTTTTCTTTCGCGATCAAAATAAGTGTCGCATCCGCTGGTACTACGACTGTCTTTGCAATGTGGTATGCGACAGAACTGCGGAACAAGTCGGCAGTAATATCGGCATCGTTTACACCGTCAACATTTGAAATAATCAGAGAGTTGACTTTGTAGACTTTGTCGCTTGCTGACGAATTTGTTGTGATCGCGGTCGCACTAGTTCCGACTGATTGAACATCTGTCTTACCAGTAATTGATGTTACATTTACTATGTTTGGCGCTGCCATTTAAATTTCTCCTATTAACCAAAAACTATTGCCATCGCAATGGCTTTGCCTGTTGATACACTTGGGCCAGTAGGTCCAGTGGCTCCAGCGGGTCCAGTAGGACCAGTAGAACCAGTAGAACCAGTGGGTCCGGCGGGTCCGGTAGGCCCAGTGTCTCCCGCACTATCATTTACCCAACTCGTGCCGTTCCACACCCAAGTTTTACTGTTTGCGGTATAACTTTGTCCGTTTGTAGGGTTAGCTGGAAAGTCTAACGCTGCCATTTAATTCTCCTTATACTGAACTTGACTTGCCGTTTATTCCAAAGGCCGCGTCAAATTCCCAATATACTGCGTGACGACCGTTTTCAATTGCTGCTTCTGTATGGCCGCCTATAATAAGTTTATTTCCTACTGCAGAAACTGAAGTGGTAAAGTCATTTGAACCCGTACCAGTTTGATACTTACTCCAAGTTCCAGTAGTTCGATCTAAAATTGCTATAAAACTATCAAGAAGCCCTGAAGTCACACTATTATCTGCAAAGAAACCTGCACTATGTCCTACAATTGCAATTCGACCATCTGGAAGAATGGTACTATGATGCCCATTTTGAGTAACAATATCACTCGTACCAGAACCTGTCTGCCAAGCTTCTTCTGGGTTTGTATCATCTCCCCAAACGTCTGTAGAGTAATTAAATGTAATAACTCCTATATCTTCTGAACCTAGATTTGTGTTTGTTCCTATTGCTCCGCTTGTGGAAAATACTGCGGCAAGTTTGTTTCCTCCAATTTCATGTAAACCTACAATTCGGTCATTAAAACCACTTCCCGCTTGGTAATACTCTGTTGTGTGAGTACTCATATCGTGAATACCTAAAAATAAATCATATCCACCTAAATTCGTATGAGTAGGATCTCCAAGGGTGCCTGTAGAGCGACCTCCAATTGCAATAGTTGCATCTGCTAATTCTGTTACAGCGTATATCTCTTCGTCTGAAGTAGAGCCGTTTTGAAAATACATAAAGTTTCCTGTAGACTTATTAACATGAAAAATTATATAATCATAAACACCAGAAGCTCCTGTATTTACTCTATTAATATCTCCGGAAGTTACGCCTACAGGCACCATCATTCCGCCGCTGTGCTCGATAATATCGTATCCGAATACGTTGCCATCATCAGCACTTCCATCTCCTCCTGTAGCAACTTGATAAAAGTTAAACAAAGAAGGAGCATAACAGTAAGGCTTTCCTGCAGCTACATCAGCTCTATATGAAGCAGAGTTAAAATAAGTTTGAACATCGTCCAAATCTATATAGCCTGTCCAGAACTGAAAAGTACCATTTGGTCCATACGAACCATCATAGTTCTCTATTGTAACCGCTGAATTAGCTATAGTAGTGCCCAGACTAGATGGAGTATAGCTACCCACGGAATCCGCAGGAGCACTAATTGAAGAAAGACTAGTAGCATTCGCAGAGTCTGTAAGAGTGCTCTGCTCATACCACATTGCAGTAGTAGGATTGCCATCAATGTGATAGTTTCCTAAACCAAGTCCGTGCTTCCAACCTCGAAATAGCATTGCGTCTGTGGCAGAAGAGTGACTTGTTTTTGAACCCACTACTACAAAGTTGTCCAAAGTAGCATCATCCGTAATTGCAAATAGTTTTTCTACTCCGCCAAAGCTAAGAGTGTTTTGCCATTCTATTGCTCCAGTATTATCATACTGAACTATTAAACCTGCTGAACTTCCTCGACCATCGGCAGTGGTGTTTCCCGCAATATGAATACGCTTATTTGTTCCTGTTACAGAGTTCCAGTTTGGGTTTGTATAATCTTCTACTGCTAAAGCATTAAACTCACAAGAAGCTAAAGAACGTGCCCAAGTTTTTTGAACATTGTATACAAATCCTGCGCTTTCATCAACGTTAAGAAGCATTACATAAGAATTGCTATCAATTGTTCCAATTACGACATATTCTGCATCGTCGCCATTAACGTCTGCATCGGTTAGGTGTTTAATGTCTGTAGCTGCATTTGTAGTTCCTGTACCAAAGTTACCAAGCCACTGAACCATTCTACTTGAACCATCTACTTCTGCAACCCCAAAACGATCTGCTGAACTACCATTAGTTCCCGCAAAACAAAATCGACCATCAGTTGCTTCGTTATAACTAACGCTATTGATGTTTAGATTTGATACATTATTTACTTCGTATACTGTCCCGTCTTCATTCAATGCTATCATTGAACAGCTTGTGCCACTGTTCATTCCAAATACAACATAAGTAGTAGAGGATTTAACTACAGTAGTAATTCCTTTAATTACTTGAGCACCTGATTGACCATAACTATTCGCCCAAGTAATTGCACCGTCTGTGTCAAGTTTTAGTACAAAGCCATCCGCACTACCTGTACCTGAAGTAAGCTCCCAAGTAGTACCATCCCAAGTCCAAGTAGAACTACTTGCAGTATAAGTATCATTTAATGCAGGACTAGTAGGAAACCCACTGTCAGACTGATAAGAACCACAAACGTAAATATTGTCAGAAGCATCTACATGAATACCATAGCCTTCCACAGGTGCTGCAGTTCCTGCTTCAAATTTCTTCTGCCATACTTCTTCAAAGTCTTTGTCATATTTAACAATATAAGTGTAGCCATCATCGTGATTTCCTACAACATAATAGTTTTCGTCTGAATCTGTTGCAATTCCTCTATGGTCAAGTACATTTGAGCCATCACGAATATTTCTTAAAAATCCGTGTACTTTAATATCTTTCTTAGATACTAACGCAGATTTTGTGTACCCAGTAAACCAAACATTGCCATCACTACTTTCCACAACTCCTGTGGTAAAATCTGCCCCTAAACCTCCAGCAATTAAATGAATATCTTGTCCAGAGTCTGAAAAATCGAATAAACTTACGAGAATATTAGTACTAGCAGTTCCTGGAATATCGAGTCCAGAAGCTTGGCCTACACCACATTTTACGCCATTTGAAAGCTCAATTACATGCTCGTAGTATTCTTCTCCTCCTAAATCAACTTCTTTTACTCGGTAGTAGTCAGGACTTGCTTCTGCATACTCTAAAACTCGTTTATCAGAGGCAATACCTTCAGGCTCCGCAGTAGTATATTTTGTAAAAACTCCTGTGTCAATATCATAATCTACGTGCCCAGTTGCTTGTGCAGCTTTTACAGTAAATCCATGGTTTGTAGCATCATAGTCTAAGTGAGGGTATCCGGCAAAGGCTGCTGCAATTCCAAAAGAGTACATTCCTGGTCCGGTATAATTTGTACCAGTTCCTGCCTGAGTACCAGAAAGAAGCATATAGTATGAAGTATCTGCAGAATTATATCGAAATCCATGTACTCGTAAAGGATTATCGTTTGTAACCACATTTCCTTCGCTAGTCCAAGTAGACCCGTCATATGAGTGCATTGAAACTCCGCCATTTGTAGAATCACTATAAACTACATATAGTTTTGAGCCTACTGTCATACACTGAGCATCTGGCCTAGCACTAACATTTGATACTATAACTTCGCGAACTAAGTCTCCTGCTTGAATCGCGTTACCACTAGGAAAAGACCAAACTTCTAAATCAAAATTCGAACTATTTGTTTGATTTGTAAGAAGTACGGGAAAATAAACTGAGCTACCCAGTACATCTCCACAGCTTGCTTTTAAGGGCCAATATTCTTGATCTCCTCCTGTAGTATTTGGATAGCTAAAAGTTGGGTCAGCAAGATCAAAAGTGCCTATACTAGTTTCTGCGCTGAAAGACCCTGAAGCTGACGTATAAGTTCGACTAAAAATTTCCCATTCAGTGCTGTCTGCAGCTATATAAAAGTAGTGATACTTATTACTTGTTCCGCGAATTAGACCCCCACTCATATAGTTTTTTGCAGCGGTAGAAGGAAGAGTTACGTCATTGTGAGAATTGTGTGCTCCTCCAATTGAAGGAGTATGTACACGGGCTAATCTACTTTGATAAGGAGTACCTCCACTTGATACTTTTAAACTAATTTGATATCCGTACTCTTTATCTTCTGGTACTAAATAACCTCCACCGGAAGTAGTTTCTCGCCCTTGCTCATATTCAGTGTAAAAAGACGGTAAATGTTTGTGATACTGGTAATAAGACCACTCTCCCGAGCCTTCTTCAATGTAAAGACGATCCCAATAGAAAGCATCGTCACTAGCAGCATTTGCTCCCATATGGCCGAACATAATTGCGTCGTCTTCTACAGTATTTGTAATATCGTTTGTTCCGGCTCCAACGTGCTCAATTGCTGAAGAATAATAAGTTACATCGGAACCTGCCCAATTTTCTACCAATAAAGGAATAGTCCCATCCATTTCAAGACTTGAAGCAGAGTTTAATAAAGGTTCAGCATCTCCCCAATGATACAATACTACAGTGCCCCCTGTAGTGGTATTTCCGACATTTGCAGGGGTATAAGTAAACCAATAGCCTTCTCTATCCACCATATTATTAATAGGCAGAGGCATATATACAGTAGAGCCTGTAACAGCTAACTCTTTTGTAATGTTTTCAAATGTTGCCATTTATTAGGTTCCTGAAATGGGGATGCTTGGTCTAAAGTATAGATCAGTAGTATTTAAAGCAAATCCTATATAAAGAGAACGGACACTTGCAGTTGGAGTAGGCGGAGATGCAGTAGGGCTACCATCACTTCCTAAAAAATAAGAAGCCCCTGAAGAAAGCCCGCTAAGCCCTGTTATAACACCTTCTCCATAATATAGATCTCCCTGCTTGAATAGTACGGTATTCAACTGAGAAACAGAATTTGAAGAAGCCGCATTCGTGACAGTATTTGCTCCACTAATACGAACAACTTTTCCATTAGTACCGCCACTCAGTCCTTCTACTGTAATTGCAGTATTTGTAACGACATTTGTTGATTTTACAAAAGACATATTATACTCCTAATCGAACTATCTCTAGATAGGCCGTGTCTTGTATTTGGCCTACAGAGCCAGAATTTGATATAAGAACTTCTATGTAATCATTCGCAGTAAACGCATATATTTTGTCTAAATAAAGAGTATCAGAAGGTCCTATAGTTGTTGTTTCTAAAGTAGTGCTTCCGTTCTTTCTGACTGTTACTGTATAGGTATTTTCTCCACCCTGCGAGTTGGTTGCAGCAAGAACTTTTACTTGATAATAGCCAGTTACTTTTGTAGTTAAGCGAGTTGGGGTTCCTCCCACATAGTATGTACTACCTAATACATCTGCATTTTGGTCATAATCAGTATCATCCCACGGAATTGCAGTAGCAGTTGAAGTACAACTTTCAGCAGCAGTAAGTACAGCTTTTGCCCCACTAAATGCACTCCAAGTAGAGATTCCGGTTCCTAAGTTAAGACCTACTTGCGCGATCTCAAAGAAAGAATTATCGCTTTCTATTGTTCCTACTGAAGTACTCTCCGAAGCAAAAATTTCTACATAATCTCCAACTGCAAGTTGTATAATTTCATCATATACAATATACTGATTTGCGGCGGCTTGAGAAGATATGAGAGAAGAGCCGTTCTTATAAATTGCAAATGTATATGACTGGGAAGTACCAGAAGTCCCTGCTTGTAGTTGTGCATTGATTCGATAAAAACCATTCTCTGTAATTGAAAAGCGAGTTGGCTGCCCAGAAGCCCAGAAAGAGCCTGTATCAAAATCTTCCGTAGCAAAAGATACTCCTGAAAGAGTGCTTCCCAAACTAAAGTCAGAGGATAAACGAACTCGAGCACCAACAAAAGCACGTTTTGTAGTCCGAGTAATTACATTCCACTTTTCGCCATCAAACTGCCATACCGCAGAGTTATCGTCTGTGTATGTATCATTTGTTGACGGGGAGGATGGAAAATTAAGTGCCATATTCTTGTTTCCTCTATGAGATTACAAATCTCTTTCTTTTAAAGTCTGGCGATTCAATGTTAAATGGGGCAAAAGTATAGGATAAAGTAGCCTGATTCCCTGATAAAGAAGTCGCGCCATTCGCATAATATACTCTTGAAGAATTTCCGCCGTTCTCTCTATTAGTAATCTCCCACCAAACCTGAAGATAAAAGTGTTCTAGCTCTAAAAGTGTTCTATCTGTGTAAAAAGTAGTAGAGCAATTTTGAGCAGTTGAACCTATATTCGTCGCTTCACTACTTTGAACAGGTCCAGAAATTTGAGTTGTTAGTGCCGCATCCGAATACATAGGGATAGCTGTAGCAGAAAAAGTCCCACTTGAAGTTGCGGGACTTGGTACTTTGAATAAAAAGTACACGAACCTTCCTGCGGCGCTGCCGGTGCTATTCTGGGTTCTTATTTCTTGATTTATTGTCCATTGCCCTGAAGGAAGATTTAAAGCATTAAAGACTGGTGTAATAAATCCCTGTGTTACTGAAACAATACCATTAGTCACTGTATAGTCAAAATCACCATTTGTCGTAGTGGGTGTAGTACTTGTAAAAGAACCTGTGCCATTACGATCGCCATTGATTTGAGGACTGTATTGGCCCGCGTTTATTCTTCTCGTATTCCATCCTGTGGGATTTTCACTACTATTTCCAGGAAATCCAGTTTGTAGCGCACCGCTATCATAAGCATCATAGAAAAGATAACTTGCCATATTAACTAATCTCTATACTAACGTGAAATTCTTCTACTGTACCACTAATCGCGGTCGTTTCTACCCAAACCCACGAATTGTCAGCAAGAGAAGAGGAAGCGATTGTTGCGTTTGTACCGCTGGAGGCGCTTGTTACAGTTGCACCACTTACTACTGCGGTTCCCGTAGCACTTCGATCTGTTCCCGTTCGTATTGTATAAGTAACGGAAGGGGAATTTCCACGAACTACTGCACGAACTTGCCCTACTGTATATGCTGCATTTGTATAAAAGAAAGTTACGTCTTCCGCAGAAGTAGGATCATAAATTGTAAGCCCGCGAGGTGCTGCACCTCCAGCGGGTCCAGTAGGTCCGGCAGATCCAGCAGGTCCGGCAGGTCCAGCAGGTCCAGCAGGTCCAGTTCCTCCAGCGGGTCCAGTAGGTCCAGTTCCACCAGCAGGTCCAGTAGGTCCAGCAACAGTAGAAGCAGGTCCAGTCGGTCCGGCAGGTCCAGCAGGTCCAGCAGGTCCAGCGGGTCCACCAGGTCCTTGGGGTCCAGCAGGTCCAGCGGGCCCAGTAGGTCCAGTTCCCCCAGCGGGTCCAGTAGGCCCAGTTCCTCCAGCGGGTCCAGTCGGTCCGTTTGCTCCAGCGGGTCCAGTCGGTCCAGCAACAGTTGAATCAGCACCAGTGGGCCCAGCAGGGCCAGCAGGTCCAGTAGGTCCGGCAACAGTGGAAGCGGCTCCTGTAGGTCCAGTTGGTCCAGCATCTCCTTGTGTACCAGTAGCGCCTGCTAAGTTTACAGTCCAAGAAGTAAAAGTTCCTGAACCTGAAGTAGTATCTACACTTACAACTAATGCTCCAGTACCAGAGTTATAGCTAGTAATAGTACCTTCCATATAATTTGAGGCACTATTTGCGATTCTTACAGTCTGTGACGCACTATATGCAAGGTCTGTTCCAACGGTAAGAGATTTTGAGCCAGTACCAATAGCTAAAGAAGTACTAGAAGTTGTTTTATATGTATCGCCGTCTGCTCCGGCGGCTCCAGTTGGTCCGGCAGGTCCGGCAGGTCCAGTAGGCCCAGTAGAGCCTTGAGGACCAGTAGGCCCAGCAACAGTTGAATCCGCTCCAGTGGGTCCAGCAGGTCCAGCAGGTCCAGTAGGTCCGGCAACAGTCGAAGCGGCTCCTGTAGGTCCAGTAGCTCCTGTAGGTCCAGTAGCTCCGCCTGGTCCTTGAGGTCCGGCAGGTCCAGTTGGCCCAGTTCCTCCCGCAGGTCCAGTTGGCCCTGCTACTGTTGAATCAGCCCCCGTAGGTCCAGTTGGCCCAGTAGAGCCTTGAGGCCCCGTTGGCCCAGTAGAGCCTTGAGGGCCCGTCGGCCCAGTAGAGCCTTGAGGACCAGTTGATCCAGTAGGTCCAGTTGATCCAGTAGGGCCAGTAGCGCCTCCGGCTCCTGTTGGTCCCTGTGGTCCAGTTGGCCCTGTACTTCCTGTAGAACCAGTTGGCCCAGTAGCTCCCGGATCTCCTGTTGCTCCTGTTGGTCCAGCAGGTCCAGTTGGTCCCGCTACTGTTGAAGCAGCTCCAGTAGGTCCGGTTGGTCCGGTTAAGCCATCATCTCCTTGAGGCCCAGTAGGGCCAGCAGCTCCAGTTGGTCCAAGTGCTGCAGTATTCGCGTCTACCCACTGACTTGTATTGCCATCATTGTAGTAGATTTTTAATGCACCTTCTTCTTCGTGCCACCACAAGTCACCATCACTAGGACTAGCGGGCGCAGAGGTAGAGGTTGTTACGTTTGCTCCACCCCCGCCTCCAGACGGTCCTGCAGGACCAGTAGGACCAGTAGCTCCTTGAGGTCCAGTAGGTCCGGTAGATCCTTGTGGTCCAGTAGGGCCATTTTCTCCATCTGTTATTGTAGGATCAGAGAAAAGTATCCACTGAGAAGAAGTACCGTCGTTATAATAAATATAGCCTTTACCAGTATCGGTATCGAGCCATAAAGTGCCGTCCTCTACTCCCGAAGGCGCAGAAGTGCCCGATTCAACTATGATAGTTGCACTTATTTGCTTGATTGTACCATTATCATTTATATAAAGTTTTTGTGCGGAAGTATCAATAGCTACTTCCCCACTTACAAGGTTACTTGTAGTGGGGGTAGTAGTTCCGCGCTTTAACTTTATTGTTTGTGCCATTTTTAGTAAGTTCCGCCGTCAATTGTTGCTACTTCGAGATCAAACGAGATTGCTCCGGTCGATCCCGTGCCTGTGCCTGAAATACTACCATCAGTTGACGAGACCTGTACAGAGGTTATATCGCCAACATTAGTGGTGTAGCCATAAGATAAAATACGATCATCTATAGCCGCCGCCGTCATCAAGGTGGTGTCATTATCTGCAAATCCAGGAGAAGATAATTCCGTGCTAGTTTGAATTGCAGCACCATTTATCATTGCAAAATCAACTGCACCCGCTCCGATTGTGGTGGACAGTTGTACGTTACCAGTACCGTCGAAGGATACAGCAGAAGCAGTTACATCTCCGGTAAGAGAAAAATCTCTTCCAGTTGCAAGAGCCGTAGCAGTTGCAGCATTTCCGCTAGTATTTTGATTACCTGCAGTGTTAACACCAGGAAGGTTAATAGATGCACTGCCATCAAAAGATACGCCACCAATGTTAACAGCAGATGCAAGAGCACTTGCGGTAGTTGCATTTCCTTCAAGGTCTGCAACCAAAGTACCTGTGGTAATTGTAAGGTTACCTGTAGACGCGCCTGTTGCAGTAGTTGTACCTAAAGTAAATTTATCTGCAGATTCATCCCAACCAAAGAAAGCATTATCTCCAGTGCTCCCGCGTTCAATAATAATACCTGCATCATTTGCTGCTGTTGTAGTACCGTTTCCAAGCTCAAGAAGAGTGTCAGAAACTACAGTATTTGTTGTAGATACAGTAGTAGTTGTACCATTTACTGTAAGATCTCCAGTAACTACAAGACCTCCAGAAGTGGTTACAGTTACATCCGTAGCATCACCAATAGTTACACTTTCTGTAATTTGTGGTAGACGCGCAGTAAGATTAGCTACGTTTACATCATTATCTGTTACAGAAATTGTAGACCAAGTAAAGGTGCCGTCGCCATCAGAAACAAGTGCTTGTCCAGAAGTACCGTTTCCACTTACATTTAACTCTGCAGCACCTACTGAATTATCAGCAATCGTTGCTGCATTTACCTCATTCAGGGTAGCAAGAGTTCCTAAGCCAGAAACGCTTGCATTGGGAAGAGAGCCAGTTACATCGGTACTTAAATCAATAGCATTACGAGTAATAACTTGACCACTAATAGTAATATAATCAAGACTGCCTGCAAGAGTTACATTCGTAGAATTGTCAGTTCCTGCAGCGTCTACTCCTAACGCAGTTCTAGCAGCTGATGCAGTAGTAGCTCCGGTACCACCGCTAGAGATTGGTAGAGTATCAGTTACATCATCTACAAGACTAACTGCTCCAAGAGTAATAGCTTGACCTGCAATGCTTAAATAATTGTGCGAAGTAGTTACAAGAGTTACGTTTGTAGAGTTGTCAGTACCTGCTGCGTCTACGCCTAATGCAGTACGTGCACCAGACGCAGTAGTAGCTCCTGTACCACCATTGGCAATAGGAAGAGTTCCAGAAACATCTGCAGCAAGGTCAATTGCATTCAACGTTATTTCTTGACCACTCAGAGTTAAATAGTCAGGAGTGCCTGCTAATGTAACATCAGTAGAGTTGTCAGTTCCTGCTGCATCGATATCAACACCGACTTCTAAGTCAAGAAGCTGCTGAATTTCGGTAGCAGTAATGCCTGTATTAAGAGAGGCAGTGCCTGCATTATTTATTATCGCAGCACTAATAGCAATAGGAGTGTTTGCCGCAGCAGGGTCTCCAACGTAAAAAGTGCCCGAACCTTTTGAAAATGCTAATTCTCCGGAAGCAAGTGTAGAGGGAGCTGCACTGCCAGTGGAGCGTTTAATTTTTATGGTTTGTGCCATAATATAGTTCCCGTGGCTTTAATAAAGCCCCCCGTCTAATGAATCGGAATCTGCTGTTCCGATTACAATAGGTACCCAGTTAAATACTCCTGAAGAAACCTCTCTATAGACGTATAAGTTTTCTGTATCTGTTTCGTACCAAATGTCTCCTTCATTTATATAAACTCCTGTAGGAGCAGAAGCTGAAGAGAATTGTTGATTTGCAAGTTCATTAATTGCATCTTCTAAATTAGTAGCAGTAATACTCCCTGTAGGAGTTATAGCAATATTTTGAGCAGTTACTGATTGAAGCGGAACGGAAGTAGCAACCTGAACAATAGTAGAGGCTGCTGAAACTGCAACTTCAGTAGTAGAAGAGGAAATTGTTATGTCTATCATCTAGTTACTTCTCTGTCTATCGTGACCTCCCCCTCTAAAAGACGTTTAACAATTGCATCCCCTGCAGTGTAAATTTCTAAGTCATAAAAATATCTACCTGCAGCCAGAGAAGACGATGCTGTATTTGAAAGGCTCATTTTTATTACTCCACCTTCTGCATTGGTTACAGTGCAAGTAAAGGAGGCTGCAGGCGAAGCATCAGATTTTTTTGCGCGCATTTGAGCACGAGCAGAATAGCCCGTAAGGTCTGTAGCTACTCCACCTTCCGTGAGCGTTAAATCTATATCAAAATCAGACCCTTGGTCTATCTCAATGTTGTATCTACCAGCAGCCATTTAAATTTCCTCCATTGTTCAAATTATAGCAGCGGGGAGGTGCTATGTCAAGTATTATTTTTCGGGGGTGTTGTTATGTAGTAGTATTATCTAATCTTCCTAAATGTACTCTTAAAGTTGTGCCTTCGAAAATTTTAAGAGAATCGTCTAAAAGAAGCATACGAGAGTCTGTAAGCCCTGTTTCACCAATTTGCATAGCAGAAGCAGTTATACTTCCAGTAGTAATATTTCCCCCGTCTATAGAGGTCGTTGAGCTTCCCGGAACATTTAATGCTGTAGTCCCACTGCTAAAAGTTCCATTACTAAAGGTAACAACTCCGTCAAAGTTTGTGTATTGAACTACATTACTATATTGTACAGATATTGTAGTATCACCTGCAGTGGCTTCTGTTCCATAGTAACGAACAGTCCAATGAGTATTTGAAGAGGTAGGATCTTGAGTTGTTGGACTGTTTCTCCAAACATTCGTAGTTCCTGCATCATTTATGCCTGTTCCAGATACTAAACCCGTAGAAAAAGTATAAGTATTTCCAGAAGGTGCGCTAGGAGCGTTTGCTGTAGTTTTTTCGTAATACAAATACCCTTGTATAGTTCTTTTTCCAGTCGCGCCTGCTCCTCCAGTAGGCCCAGTAGGTCCTACTACTGTTTCTCCATCTACTCCTGCCTTTGCTAAACTAAAAGTTTGTATTGCTTGAGCTGTTAAATCGGCCTTGCCAGATCCTTGAGGAACCGTAATATTATAAGTAATTGCTTCTTGATCGTCAAGTGCATTTACTGAACTAAAAGTATGATCGGGCACACTCGCCACTACTGGGCCTGTTCCTGATGTAGTAGGGGTTCCAGGAGTAATATCGGTGCCGCCAGTATCAGTTATACTTGAAATTGTCCACTGGCCTAAACTCGGACTTGATGTAACATAATCTATGCCTACACCACCTACGAATACTTCAATATCAGTACCAGAATCCGTGTTACTAGATACGACTCCTGTATCATCAGCAGTAAGAGAGTGAGTAGGATTTGATAGTATTATTGCTAAGCCGCCTTGACCTATTTGAACAGCAAGTAAACTAACACTATCACTGGCTTCTATTGCAGTAGGATCATTTACTCCTTGGCTCCAAGAAGTAGGCTCTTCAGCAACTTCCACGCTAAATACACGAGTACCTCCAGTGCCCGAACCCCACGTAGAAATATTAGTAGGAACAGTATACGTTTCCGTAGAAGTATTAGTTGCGGAAGAAACCCAGCTGCCCTGAGTACCATCTATTGTAAATCTAAATAAAGGATTCGCAAAGCCTGGAGAAGCTGTAGCAGTAATTGTAATATCACCTGCGTTTCCGGTTGTACTATTAAAGGAAGGGTTTTCTCCATCAGCATCGTATACAATACTATAGTCTTCCAGTTCAAGGGTTACAATTTTTGCTCCAGAGCCCGCAGCTACATTATCTACTTTAACTATATCAAAAGTATCTGTTCTTTGTTTATCAGTATTCCCAGGGTCATTTGCCTCTCTTACTGTTACTGTTATTTCGTACGCCGCTCCTGCACCATATGATAGGTCATTAGAGCCTGTATTTGTATATATAGTTTTTTCGTATTTAAAAGGGTTAGGAGACGCTGTAGAAAAATCTGTATCTTCTGCTGTAAAGTTAGCATCCCCAGTTCCTCCGTATGTAATCTTAAACTCAGGATTTTCAAAACCTGTAGCAGTAGCATCAACAATAATATTATCGGGAAGAAGAATAGGATTATTGCTTAGGTCAAACTGAGCATAAGCAACATTTGAGTCAAGAAAGACTGAGCGAGCGGCTGTAAGATTTGGGTCTAAGGTTAAAAAGTTTTTAAATCTATAGTTACCGTTTGTAGTATTGTATAGTACTTGTCCGATTATAACATCTCTACGAAAATCTGGAGCATATTCTTGTACTCGTACAGTACCACTAAACTGAGTGTCCTGATCAAGTTTGCGATTTAAATAAAGAACAGTATCACTCTCTACATATGCAACTCTTGCAGCTTCATAAAAAGTATAGGGCGTAATACTAGCTCCAGAAACATATGTGCCGGGGTCTGTTCCTATAGAGTAAGTAA